TTGCCCGTGAGCGCCGCTGCCAGCGCGCCGGGCCGGGCGCGCTCCATCGCTTGGCGCAGCGCTTTGCGGGCGCGGGGCTCCAGCGTCGCAAGGATGCCGGCCTCGACCATCACCAGGGCGGCGGCCACGGCATTCATCATCGGCGGCGAGAATTGCTTCCCGCACTCGTTGACGGCGTCGTGGATGGCCTCCGCCATAGCCTGCGCTTGGCGCGACTCTTCGGCGTTCCGCTCGGCGACGGACATGGCCGTCAGGGTGTCGACGATGCTCATGCAGCCTCCAGAGTAGCGGGCAGTGTGTCGATGTTCCCGAGGACGGGACGGAAGGTGTAGGCGGTCATATCCGGGCCGCCTTTCTTGCCCGGTACCACGAGCTTTTGCTCATCCCGGAATCGAGCCATGGCTCGTGCTTTGCCCGATCAGCCACTGGTTCGGAGACCGCTCTCTCTACATCCCACCCATATCGGAGGATGCGGTTCTTCAGGACGTCCTGAGGAAGTCCCACTTCGGTGGCAAGGTCGCAAATTAGTACCGTGCGGCCACGGAAATCGATGGAGCGGTTGCGGCTATAGTTTCTGCTTTGCTCTGCGTACGTCGCCCAGCGGCAGTTTCCGGGCTCATAATTGCCTCTATTATCCGGATATCGGTCAATCGTGAGATTATCAGTATATCCGGTTGCGAGCGCCCAATTGCGGAAAGCATCAAAGTCGGTGCGCCATTCGTCACATATTGTTATGCCTCGACCGCCATAACGCGGGTAAGCAACATCGTTGATATTATAGCACCTGGTCTTCATCCCACACCATATGCTGTATAGCCTAGTGCGCTTGCCGCCATGCTTGGTCGCGGGTCTAGTCCTTGTGTGGCAAGCTATGCACCCTTGAGATTGCCCGCGCCGAAGACTCTTGCCCTCCACGTCCTTCTCATATCCGCACTCGCACCGGCACTGCCACTTGGAGGCGCCCGCATATGAAAGTACGGTCCAACGTCCAAAAGTCTTCCCAGCCATATCGATTGGAGTGTTCATAAATACTACCCTTATAGGCTGTCGATATTTGCCAGAACAGGCTTGAACGAGTAGCACGCGACCCACGGATTGGCGTCCCAGGAGCCGGGGCCGTTGATCTGCTCCCAAAGCGAGCGATAGGCGCCGTAAGCCATCAAGGGGCAATTGGGGTTCTGAAAGTTCCGGAAAAAATCTCCGGAAGATGTGCGGGTGACGAACTCGATTCCTTCCGCGACCGCATCCGCCTCGCTGATATCCTGAAGCCGCTGCACCCTGACCTCGCTCACGTAGAGGGTCAGGCGGCTTGCCCAGCGGGGCATGTGGATGGAGGGCTTCCATGGCCTCGGGACCGACCGATCCCAGCCGGCCGCATAGACGGCGGCGTCATAGCGATCAGCGGGGTTGATCGTCTGCTGGACGCCTTCGCTCATCCTGTAGGCGCTGGCGGGCACGACCTTGAACGTCTCCCGGCACCACACGCGGTCGCCGGGCGCAACCCCCGTCGTGAAGTCAGCAGTTGCCCACGAGTAGCTCGGGAAATCGGTGCGGCACATGAAGACCCACCTGCGGCCACCCCGATGTTCAGGTCGCACCGGCTCGGGGTGGCGAGAAAACTCGGGCTGCGGCTTCAGGATCCTGCGCGTCTGAGTCTTCCCCGTCCCCGGCTCCTTGGCCTCCCTCAGAAGGGCCAAGATCATGGGCGGGGAGAAGAGCATCGGGTGGTCAGTCATTGGGCGGACTCGATGGATTTCGCGTGGAACAAGCGGCCTTGGCGGTCGGCGTCCTTGCGCGCTGAAATGCATGCTGGGTTGAACCAAAGCACCTCGGTGCGGGTGCGAGCGCCGTCCGCAAGTGCCGCGATCTCCACGCGTCCCCAACCGCGCAACGCGGCGTCATAGTCGGCGTGTGGATATCCAGATAAAGCGACCATCCCCCGCAATTCGCACAGGGTTGCGAGTAGTCTCAAATGGTCCTCGCGCGTCATCTCGTGGCGATAAGCATGATAACGCGCGCCACCCTTGCGGGATTTATTTGAGCGGGTCTCGGGAAGATATGGAGGATCGACATAGTGTAACGTTTCCGGGCCATCATGAGCCCGCATGACAACTGTCGCATCTCGGTTTTCGATGACGACTCCGCGCACTCTTGTGATGATGCGCTCTAGGACATCTGGGTAATTCGCCCAATCGTGGGCAGGCGTCGTTCCGCTGCGGTTGCTCGCGCTCCTGAAACCGGTCCGCACAGCCGCGTTATGGCCATCACTGCCGAATCCCATGAAGGACCGCACGATAAGTCGGCGAGCGCGCTCTACCGGGTCGTCCGTCTCGTGATAGGCGACCTCAAATTCGGAGCGCGCGAAAGGGGTGTGGATCAGGTGGTCAACGAGCGAGGACCCATTGCGGCTAGTGTCGTCGCGCAGGACGCGGAACAGATTCACGACATCGTCGTCCAGGTCGTTGTAGACCTCCGCATAGGAGCGCGGCTTGCGCAGCAACACACTCGCGGCGCCGCCGAACGGCTCCACATAGATCCGATGCGGCGGAAAGTGGCCAATGATCCAGGGCGCCAGGCGCCACTTGCCACCATGCCAGCGCAGCACCGGACGAGATGGCGGGTCGAAGATGCTCTTGTGAGCCGTCATCTTCCATCTCCGAAGAACACCGGCGCCAACCCCTCGCCTGGGGACAGGAACATCGCTGCCGCCAGCACCAGGACAGCGGCGAGGATGATGAGTGCGTGGGGGCGGGTCATCGCGGGACTACGCTCCCATCGAGTTTCTTCTTGAGCTTGCTGTCGCGGGAGCAGGGGAAACGCGACGGCTTGCGGATGCCGAGGTGGCGCCTGCGGATGGCCGCGGTGCGCGCCTTCTCCGCCACGTCCTCGGCGGTCTTCTCCCGGTGGCACCAGGCGCACGCCACCTGAAGGTTCCCCTCCCGGTGCTCGCCTCCGTTGACCAGGGCGACCTTGTGGTCCAAGTCCCACTTGTCCGGGGCGCGCAGCTTGCGGGCGCAGATGGCGCAGCGGCCTCCGCAGGCGTCCCATACGCGCAGGCGGACCCTGGGCGGGATTGCGGTGTCCGGCGTGGCGCCGCGCCATTCATCTGTGGAGCGGGCGGCCATCAGGCGGCCCTCTCTGCGGTCTTCATCAGGTCGGGATCGGCGAACTTCACGTCGTTCCGCGCGCCGAACTCGAAGATCAGTTCGATCAGGTCCGACATCTCGCTCTTGGACAGATCCGATGAAGACCGGCCGAGGCTGACGAAGCCGGTGCTGTCCAGGTTCGGCACCATGCGGACCTCGCGCTTGAGCGCGTCCAGGAAGATCAGCTTCCAGTCGTCCGGCGCGAGCTTGAGCCCGTGATACGGCACCTGCGCCGCTACATCCGTGAGCATCGCCCACATGCGGTCGTTCTGCGGCAGGGTGCGCTTGGCCTGCTTGAACTCGATCCGGCAGTTGTAGGGCGCCTTCAGCGCCCATGCGGCGGCCTTCTCGCGGTCGCGGGTGCAGCCAATGACGATGACGGCGCGGCTCATGCGGCGGCCCTCGACGCGGCGCCGATCCGGCGGACCTGCTCCACCATCTCGGCCAGTTCCTCGTTGAATTGATCGACGGCGCGCGCGAGACCGGCGATATAGACCTCGTCCCGCTGGGCGCGCACCACCAAGGGCGGCAGGCGCGGCCAATAAGTCACGAGGTCGATCCACTCCCGCTCAGCGACCCAAAGGGCGCCTTGGCACTGCGCCTTGTGCTCGGGGGAGAACTCGCCCTTGAGAAGCTTCTCGATCAGAATGTGCGGGAGCGCGGTCTTGATCTCCAGCATGCCGTCTGCGCCGAGCAAGCTGTCCGGGCTGCACCCCTTTGGGCCGTTGACGATGAACCCCACGCGCTCGGGCTCGACATCACGGGAGAAGGCGTACCAGCGGCGCGCCTCTTCCTCCATGACCTTGCCGCGCTCCATGTGCGCGTTGCTGTAGCTTTCGGACGGCTCCCCGGTGAGGATTTCGCCGGCCAGCTTAAGCATGTAG